TTAGGGGTTTCATTCTTTACGCTTATCCATTCCATAATTTTAAAAGATTGCTAACAACGGCTATAAGTTATTGCTAAATCCGTTGTTTAATTCAAAGTGTATTTCTTATCGGCAACACCTCATAGCCGTATTCAGTTAGCACACATTCAACAAACATTGTATTCTTCCAACAACACTATATTCATTTCCATTAATATCTGTTTTCGGTGCTTTTTTATCATCTAACCACATTTTCACACATTCTAAATCTTCTGCTAACATTTCTAATTCGTTGAAAGAACGTGTGCTAACAACGTGTATATCACATTGCTTTTCGGTTTCTTTATTTTCTGTATTCATGATTTATAAGTTTTTGTATTGTTAAATTAATTCTGTGAGAGCAACGTGGCATACACCAAACGTTGTGCATAATACTAAAATAAAGTAGGGTTAATAAACTTATCTTTTACCTCATAAGAAGAATCGTATCTTTTATTCTCTCCTTTTGGATAATCCTCTACTTTAAACCTAAGTTTTTTTAACATATCTTTTTTCTCTATTTTGTTGCCTATAAAGTAAAAATATCTATGCTTTCTATCTCTATCAGCAAAATACAAATCATCACCAAACTTTTCTTTTAACCATTTACCCCTATTTTTTTGACCTCTGCTCATATCAAAAATCGTAGATGTGTGTAAATGTTCCATACCTTTAACTTTGTAATCTTTCACCTTTGCACTGAGTCCAGTATAAACCCAATTTGTAGCTTGATAGATATAGCCGTTATGATTCATAGAAGTGTCTGCATAACTAACAACTACGCAAGGTTTTTCTATCATTTTTAAACACTTTCCCACAAAAAAAGACAATGTATTTTTAGGTAATCCGTTATCAACGCAAAGCCTATTTAATTCTAAAACCTTATAATCATCATATACGCTTCTAAGAGCATTACTTGCTGGAGTTCCAAAAGAACAAATACCAACTATTTCAGAGTTTATAATTAAACCAAATAAATAGCTAATAGGAGGTTGTCTTTTTGCATAATGCTTTTCTTTTATCCATTCCTTACCCTTTTCTTTAGGTATTATTTCAATTCTATAATCAAGCATCTTCTAATCTTTCGTGAAATATTCTAATAGGTTCGTTTTTGCTATTTCTTAAATCTGCAAACACATCTCCAGATTCTTCATACTCACCTAGATAAATCATAGGTACTTCAATTTTAGATATTGTTGCTTCATCTAAACCCTCTAAATCTTTTACTATTACTTTTTTCATTCTATTTAGTTTTTATTTAATCAAAACTACAAAATTAAAATAACATAAACAAATAAAAGTCTAAAAAAAATTTATTCTCTAAAATTAGAACATAATTATCCTGTATTTTTATAACTATAATGTTTTCTTTGTATAATTAAATCTTAATATCTTTATCTTCGCCTTTTGGGAGGCTACGATAAGATATGTTTAAAAGGAGAAGTATTTCATTTTATGAAGACGAAGTTATACTAAAAAAATTAGAAAGTCAAGTAAATTTGTTAACACTAATTAACAACAAAGTAAAGTATTTACATTATATTTGATATAAATAAAACTTAACTTATGGATAATCAGAAGGATACAGAAGGTTTAACACATTTAAGATGGTCTATGTTTGATTCTCCAGATTCTGAAGGTTCTGGATATTTATTTATGGAAAGAGAGCCTGTGTATATTTTAGATGTCGTTTGTAAGATGTACAGAATAAGACCAGACATTATATTAGGGTACACTTCAAAGCATGTGGCTGACAATATGTTTCTTTCCTCAAGAGATGCTCATAGGGTTGGATTAGGTGTAAGGATTAGAGTTCTATCCACAAAGAAGAGAATGAGAATTATTAAAGGACTTATTGAATGTGGTATAGAAAGAATAGCTGTTAGTGATGATGTATTGTACTTTGACACAGATAGCCTAAAGCCTGCTTATTTTGCTATTTGGTAAAATAAATACTTAAATTTTTTGGTAGATTGATTTATGTTTAGTAGTTTTGCTAAAACAAAATTAATGGCATCAACAGAAAGATTCAAAGAACTAAAGAATTGGATTTATAAAACCGTAGATTATAACGGTATTCTTCAAGATTACTCTTCCTTCTACACAAATAAGGAAGATGCAGAGTATTGGTATAAATACATGTATCTAAGGAAGATTCCAGATTCAATGAAAAGAAAATTAATACTAACAAACATACAAGATGGGGAAGACTAAAGAATTATTTGAACAACTAAGGGAAGGTGAGAATCACTTTTTGCATGGAGATTACGAGTTTTGGAATTATTCTGTAAATCCTATAACTGGATGGAGAGAAGAGAGACGAGTGCGTAAAACAAAGATAAAATGAATTATTCCAAATCAATAAATACATTAAGAGACAGGACTGTTGAACTGCTACTAGAGTTTACAGATAACAAATCTGTAAGTAATTATCTTAGGGATATAGATAGAGAGCTTGAAAGATTAGATTTAGCTATAAGTAGAGAGCCTAAAGTAGGATGGGTGTCTATAGATGATACGATGTGGAATATGGTAAAAGAAGATAGTAGTTTGACTAGGGTGTCTGTGGAGTTTAAAATAAGACAAGAAAAGGATTATCTTCATATGAATAGAAGAAGTATTAATATAAATTTGGTGGATTAAAATAAATGTTGTAGATTGCAGCGTAAAACAATTATAATGGAAGACACACTAGAATATCAAACACATAGAATCAACGCATTAGAGGACTTAGTAACTATGTTGTCTATTGAAAAAGAACAACTGCAAGAAACTATTAGAGAGTTGTGTTCAGATGAAGAATTGCCAGATGGTTATAAGAATGTAATATTAAAAACAATAATAAATAAACAATAATAAGATGAGTAAAAAAGAATTAGATTTTAACGACAAGTTAATTGCTATTCAGAAGGAACTGAAAGCACCAAAAAACCAAAGGAATAATTTTGGTAAGTACAACTACAGAAGCTGTGAGGATATCCTAGAGTCTGTTAAGCCACTACTAAGTAAGTATGCTTTAGCATTAACTATCTCTGATGAGATAAAAGAACTAGGAGGTATATTGTTTGCAGAAGCAAAAGTTACATTAGGAGATATGGATGCAAAGGTTAGTGTACAAGCACAAGCAGGTATAGAGCCTAATAGAAAGGGAATGGACATCGCACAGTCGTTTGGTAGTAGTTCATCATACGCAAGGAAGTACGCCTTAAATGGATTATTCTTAATAGATGATACTAAGGATGCAGACGCTACAAATACGCATGGCAAAGGTGCTAAGTCAGAAGAACCAACCAAATGGTTAAACGAAGGTACACCAGAATTTCCTAAAGCACAAAAGTGGTTGAAGGATGGTGGAGATATAGAAGTTCTTAGAACTAAGTATAAGATAAGTAAGAAAGTCGCAGAGGCTTTAGTACAGTAATATATCCGATGTGCCTACGGATTCTTTTAGGCACAAATTTAAACAATTATAATATGAGTGCATTAATTAATGTTAGTATCAACTTAGACAAGTTGCCTAAACAAAAAATCGTAAAAGGGAAGACTGGTAACTTTTACAACTTTACTTTATCGGTAAATGACGAAACCAATCAGTATGGACAGAACGTATCAGCGTTTGACTCTCAAACAAAAGAAGAGAGAGAGGCTAAGAAATCCAAAGACTATTTAGGAAATGGTCAAGTAGTTTGGACTGATGGTAACTGTACTAAAGCTGTTTTTCAGACTAAGGATAGTGGAGTTAAGTCAGCTCAAACAACAACGGTATCTAACGATTTGCCGTTCTAATAATTAATAAAAGGGTGGTTTTGGGGAGCTACCCTTTTATTTTTTACAATAAAATACAAACATGAATACAGATAAAGAAGAAGCAGAAAGAATGTTTATGAAGCTCCTTGAGCAGGATGCTTATGTAGATATATCAGAAGAAATAAAAGAGCCTCCAATAGCTATCTCTTGTGGAGAAGCTAATTTAACTACATTAAAAGGCAACAAAACCTACACGATACCTTTAGCTACCTATGGCAACTTTAGCTTTATACAAGCACCACCAAAGTCTATGAAGACTTACTTTGTTAGTTTGTTAGTAAGCACATACTTGAAGGGTAGTAATAAGTTTAGTGGACATGTTAAGGGTCATAGAGATAAGAGGAGAGTTGTACATTTTGATACTGAGCAAGGAAGGTATCATGCACAGAAGGTATTTAGAAGACCTGTAGATATGAATTCTGGAAATATTGATAATGACTATTACACTTACGCATTAAGAAAGATGTCTTATACAGAAAGAATAGATTTTATCGAATACATACTTCAAGATAAGTTAGAATCAAAAAACATTGGTCTAGTAGTTATAGATGGGATTGCAGACTTGGTTTCTGATGTTAACAATATAACCGAATCTTCCGAGATAGTGCAGAGGATTATGAAATGGACTGCTGAATTTAATTGCCACATAATAACAGTTATACATAGTAATTTTGGGTCTACTAAGCCTACTGGACATTTAGGCTCTTTCCTTGAAAAGAAGACAGAGACTCAAATATCTTTAGAGAAGAATACACAAAATAAAGGGTGGGTTACTGTTAGCTGTAAAAGAAGTAGGAGCTTTTCTTTTGATGATTTTAGTTTTAAAGTTAACGACGCAGGATTACCAGAGGTAGTAGATACTTCCTACTTAGACAATATAATGTAATGTCAAAGTTAAAGTTAATAGTACCTTTGTATGTAGAACTACCTAGAAAAACAAAGAAGAATGTTAATGTTTGGCTTAATATGAATAAGTTTATTCACTTACATTATCTTGTTAAAGGAAATGCTAAAAAAGTATTCTTTGAGGTTATGAGAGACCAGTTAGAGGGAGTTAAGATAGACACACCTGTAGAGATAACTTATCAGTTATTTAGTCCAGACAAAAGAAAAAGAGATAAGATGAATGCAATAGCTGTTGTATCTAAATTTCTGTTAGATGCCATAACACACTATGGTTGCTGGGAAGACGATAATGATGAGTTCGTTAAGACAGAGACATTACTACCTACGGAATACGACAAAGGTAATGGTAGAATAGAGGTTGTAATTGTTAGTAACTTTTAGATTTTTTTTGTGCATAATTAGGTATTTTTATGTATGACTAAAGATGAGCTATTAATAGAGCTTTACAAGAATCACAAAAAATGGATTAGCCTAGCCTTTAAAATTGTAGGCTCTAATGTTTTTGCTGAAGATTTAGTTCAAGAAGCATATTTAAAGATACATAAGTCTTTAAAAAATGTTAGTAAGATTTTAAATGAAAATAATGAAATAAGACTCGGTTATTTCTATAGTACTTTGTTTAGTGTTTGTATTGATTTTAAGAGGGTTAAGGGCAGGCAACCTCTAGTTGAATATGACGAGGTTGTCTACTCTTACCAAATTACAGATACTTTTGACATTGAAGAGAACCATGCTTTTGAAAGGTTAATGAATAACATTGACAAAGAGATAAAGGAATGGCACAGGTACGACATAATGTTTACTGACATTTACTACAAAACAGATATCTCACTTAGAGGCTTGGAGAAAGAAAGCAACTTTATTGATGAGAACGGAAAAAGGTATAAAGGCATCAGCCTAACTTCACTATACAATACCTCTAAGAACTGCAAAAGAAGATTAAAAGATAAGTTTGATGAAGACGTGCAGGATTACTACAACGGAGATTACGATAATATAAAATAATATGGAAGAATTTAAAGGAGATAAAAGAACCAAAGCCTACAAAGAATGGAAGGCTAGATTTGAGTTAGAAAACTCTAATAAATCTAAAGGATTGGGAGATACTATAGCTAAGATAACTAAAGCTATAGGTATAAAGAAAGTTGTAGAATTTATTGCTGGAGAAGATTGTGGATGCGATGACAGACAGATTGCTTTAAATAAAGCATTTAAGTATAGGGATGTTAAATGTTTAACTGAGGATGAATACAACACTTTATCTAAGTACTTTAATGAAGATAGAGTAATATACGACAAGTATGCTCAGAAAGAGCTTTTACCTATAGCTCAAAGAATATTTAGCATAAAGATAACAGGGTGTACTTCATGTGCATTTAAGAGTAAAGTATTAAATCCATTAATCTCAGTATATTCAACTTACAAATAGCATGAGTTTTTTAAAAGGAAATATAGGTGAAAGTCTATGGTTGTCAGAAATATCTAAAACACATACAGACATTGAGAAAGCACCTAATAAAAGGTTTTACGATTGGGATGTGAAAGCTAAATATAAGGGGGAAGAAGTTACCTACGAAGTTAAGTATGACTCCAAGGGTTACTACTATGCTGATAGATATAACAGACCAGTAAACATCTATATTGAATTCCTTAATACAAAGAAAGGAGAAGATAGTGGAATAATTGCTTCAAAAGCAACATACTATGTCTACATCCTAAAAAGCATGGACAATACTGAAACTGCTTATGTATTTAATAGAATAGAACTATTGAAATACTTGAAAAATGCAGATGTAAAAGTAAAAGGAAATAGTTTTGGTGGGGATAATAATGCAAAGGGTTGGATTCCTTCATTAAACTCCCTAGAGCATTTAATACTTAAAAAAGTATTATTTATTTGATGGTTTAAAAATAAATAACTATATTGCAGCTCATTATTAAATCAAATATTATGAGCAAACAAATAAAATTACTTAACGGAGACGTGCATAATGTTCCTGAGATTATACCTAAAATGTATGATGATAGTTTTTACTATGGTTATCTAGGTCAGCAAGCATTATCATCTTCAGCTTGCAAGAAACTTATTGAATCACCTAAGAGCTATTCAGCTTCACTTACAGAAGGGTCTCCAGACAGTCAGCCATTGAGAGATGGTAGGCTTACTCACTTATTTGTGTTAGAGCCACATAGGCTTGAGGAGTTTACTTTCATAGAAGGTACTAAGGCTAGTAAAAACTTTAAGTTAGCAGCCGAAGAGTTAGGCAAGGATTTAGTTTACACTAACCTAGAGTATAATAAAGCACAGAAGATAGCTAAAGCTGTTATGGCTAATACAGAGGCATCATCATTATTACAAGGATGTGAGTTTGAAATACCTGCAATAGGAGATTTTATGGGGTTACCATTTAGAGGTAAGGCAGATGCAAAGAAAGGTAGGACTATTATAGATTTAAAGACTACAGCCAACATACAAGACTTTGAGTACTCAGCTAAGAAATATAGTTATGACTTACAGGCTGCTTTGTATCTAGACCTGTTTGATGCAGATGACTTTATATTCTTAGTAGTAGATAAGAGAACATTAGATATTGGTGTTTATAATATTACAACATCATTTATAGATAGTGGCTTAAAGAAGTTACAAGAAGCTACAGATGCTTATAAGAATTATATTATGAGTGATTACGATTTACAACAATATACATTTTACGGAGACTTATAGTATGCCATTCAACAAAGATATTTCAGACCACTACTATGAGCTTGGATTAGACTTATTATTTTTAGGCTACACTAGAGAAGACATAGAGATTTGGATAAGAGAAGCTGAACAAAAAGATTCTTTTGAAGAGTGTGATGGATTACAAAAAGCTTTAAATTATTCTGATAATATAGATTATGGCGAAGAAGAAGATATTTGATTACTACTATACTGACAACGAGGCTCAGAGTTATTGCTTTAATAAAGGGTATTTAATATATCCAGAAGCAGTTAATCTTAAAGCTTTTAAAGGACAGTGGAGGGTATCTATAGAGCTAGGGCATAGGAAGCACACATATCCAGATATACTATCCCTTACAGAATCTTATATTATGATATGGAAAGAATATAAAAAAATACAAAACAGAGATAAAAATGATAAAAATTAAAGGTTATAACGAACACTCAGCCAAAGAGCTTGCTGATAGATTTGTAGATATTACAGGTATAGACTTAAATGACTCTTCTAGACACGAAGAAAAGGCTTACTTTAGAGCGTTGCTGTATGTTATATTAAAAGATATAAATGGCATGAATGACAGGATGATATCCGAATGGTTTGCTGATATGGGTATTGTAAAGAACAGGTCATCTATATTTCATGCACTAAAGAAGATAGATATTTATTACAATAACTTTATTAAGTTTAGAAATGTTTATGATGTATTTTTTGATGATAAGAGAAAAAGTAGGGAAGTTATAGATGCTAGGAAGTCTGAGAGAATTAAAATTATAAATGAACGAATAGAAAAGAACAAGGCTTTTGGAGAAAGGAATGAACTGCATGATTTAATAGATACTATTCCAAAGGATAAAAGAAAAGAGATGTATGAGATGATTAATCTAAGGATAAAGTCTTGGGAGTGGAAAACCAAAGATAAATGCCAGATAATAGAGTCTAGTACCTCAATGGAGGGTATGCATTGGTAAATACAACGGTTTGGGTATGGTTAGATTTTTAACGGATTAAATAAAAAGAAATTATGACAAAAGAAGATTTAGTAAAAGAATTTGATAGGCTTATAGAAGCTCATTATAATGAAGAAATAGATAGTAGAGATGAATGGTTAAGGGAAATTATTTATTTAAAAGACGATGTAGTTAAAAAATTAACTATACCCGTTGTTGTTGATAGTAGCGTAACGATTATTAAGCAAGAATACGAAGCACTTAAAAGAGATAGCGATAATTTGCAAAAGGTAAGCTTTGATTTGTAGCTATTATCTACAACAGATTGTACAAGGCACGTTTTAATGTGCTTTGTGCTTAGTTGTAAACAAAAACTTCTATATTACGTTATAAATTTAATAGTAAACTTATGGCTAAATCAAATGAAATAAAACCTACTGATGGTAGGCATTATAATAAAAGAAAGAAAGGTCAGCTGGATGTTGTAAAACCTACTACAGCAGCTATAAATAAAGCTAAGAGAGAAAGGATGAAGGAGTTCGGAGTCAAAGCCATTAAAAAGGTATTTGGTTCTGAACAAGACTTTTGGATGAACTTAGCTGAAGAGGCTCAGAAAAACCATAACGATAGAAAACTTTTGTTAGAATATGTTTATGGTAAGCCTAAAGATGGGTTTGGTAATTCAACACAGAAGTCAGCAACTCCTGTTATAAATTTCTATGGACATCAGCCTCCTGCAAAAGAAGATATTATAGACGTAACACCAGAAGATGAAGAATAGTATAAACCTGCATGATAAGTACATCCCTTTATTCCAAAGCAAGACAAGGTACAATGTTATTACAGGAGGTAGGGGTAGTGGTAAGTCTTTTGGTATAAACGTATTTCTACTGAACCTTACATACGAAAGTGGACATAAGATACTGTTTACTCGTTATACAATGTCATCAGCCAATACATCTATTATACCAGAATTTGTAGAGAAAATTGATATGATGGGAGTAAATTCTCACTTTAGGATAACTAAGGATGAGATAACAAACCTTCAAACAGGTTCTTCTATCATATTTAAAGGAATAAGGACTTCTAGTGGTAATCAGACAGCAGCATTAAAGTCTTTAAATGGAATTACAACCTTTGTAGTGGATGAAGCAGAGGAACTAGATGATGAAGCTACCTTTGATAAGATTGACTTCTCTATAAGGTCTTTAAAGAAGCAAAACAGGGTTATTTTAATATTAAACCCTACAACAAAAGAGCATTGGATATACCAACGATTCTTTTTAGGTAATATTGTTGATGATGGATTTAATGGTACTAAAGGAGATACAACTTATATCCATACAACGTATAAAGACAACAAAGATAATCTGTCGGAATCATTTCTTGCTAGGATATTAGAGATGAAAGCTAGAAGACCAGATAAATATCAACACCAGATATTAGGAGGGTGGTTAGCTAAAGCAGAAGGAACGATTATAAGAAATTGGAAAGTTGGAGACTACATACAGACAGAAAAAACTATTTATGGTCAAGATTTTGGGTTCTCTGAAGACCCTACAACACTCGTAAAGATATCTATAGATGATTTTAACAATAGAGTCTATGTAAAGGAGATTTATGGTAAAACAGGACTTTCTACCTCAGATATAGCTAATATGAATAGAGCTGAGTGTGGCTTAGATTTGATAGTTTGTGATTCAGCAGAGCCTAGACTTATAAAAGAATTGAAGGCTAAAGGATTAAACATACAACCTGCTGTAAAGAAGAGTGGTAGTATCTTATCTGGTATAGCACTTATGCAGGATTATGAGATAATAGTAGACCCAAGAAGTAATGGTGTTATAAAGGAGTTTAATAACTATGTATGGCATGAGAAGGGTGTGAGACCAATCGATAAGTTTAATCATTTTTGTGATTCTATTAGATATGCTTTAATGAGATTAGCTACAAGTAAGAACAAAGGAATTTACACAATAAGATAGAGCGTTTAATATAAAGGGGTGCGTTTATTATGAAGGGGTAACAATTAATTTTGTTGCTCCTTTCTTATTTTTATTCCGTCTTTGTTATGATGGGGTGACTCACTATGTTTAATATGGAGGGGTATGTTTAATATGATGGGGTCGCGCGCACGCACGCACGCACGCACGCGAATAACCAAATAATTGATATAAAAAAATATTTTAACAATTTTAACACTAAATTTATAATCAATATAAATATTAAAAATAAGTAAGTTTTTTTATTGCTGTTTAAAAAACTTTTTGTATTCGCATTCATGTAGATTTGTTAATTTTTATATCACAAAGTTATATTTTAGAAAATACCTTTATTACATTTTAAAAGCTGGTTTTGTGATGTTTTGTACTTTTTTTGTTTTGTTGCATTATTCGTAAAACGTTAACATTTTAAGGTAAAAGTGACATAAATTCATAAAAAAGTGACAAAATTAGTATTGTTTTTGATTGATTTTTGTAAAAAAATAGGTTTTTTTTAGCTATAAAATGCAGTAAAAATAGACAAATTACACTATTCGTAAAACTTTAACACATTTTAACAGGTTTTTTGCATTATTCGCAATGAATTATTCTTAGTTTTTGGTGCTTTTTATTATATTATAATTAATAAAATTACTTGTTTGTTGTTAATATGATAAAAATTCAAACTTTAACACATTATTTTTTACAAAAAAGAACAAAAATCAATGTTTTTTTGTAGGTTTAAATATTATTAATTATTAAAAATCTTATAAAATGCAAAACAAAACAAATTTTAATGCCGTTGACAAAGTAATAATGTACTCGTTTAATTACGAACATAAATTTATTGAGAATATTTTCGATGACTATTTAGCTCAACATTTAAGAAATAAATTTTCAGCTTATTGCAATAGGTTTGGGAATAGCCAAACAGCTTTTATGTATTTATACACGGCTTTAGATAATGACAATAAAGAAACATTAATTAATTATATATTAAATAAATAAACAAAATGAAGATAGAAAACACAAACAATTACCAAGCAATAAAAGAGTTTTATCCAGACATGGTTGTTTATGGTATATCTACAGCATTAAACAATAAAGGCGAAGAAATAAGTATTAATTACACTATAAATAATAACTTTTTAGATACAATAAAGGATTTGTCTTATGATGGTTATTCATCAGTACAAATTTTAATTTCTGGAGCTGGCTTTTTTCAGGATAAAGCTTATTTTTTAATATCTAATCTAATTAATAATTAAAATCTATAACAATGTATAAATACAAGATAAAAACCTTTGAAAAGTTAACCAGAATTTTAGAGCTTATAAACATGTTACAAAATTATAATTTACAGAATAGTAACAAAGTTGACGTGTACCATCAAGATAGAATACAAATAAACAAGCTAATTATAATAAGATTAAAAAAGTATTATAATAGTAATTTAAACAAATTAGAAACCTTTAAAATAATATAACTATGAATAAAATGACGAACACACAAAAAATATCAATCAGTGAATTTATTGAACAAGTTAGGGTTAGAACTAACGTACACAATACAAATGTAACTTTAGACATGAACGACTTCAAATTTGGATATTTAAAATATTTAGAAATAGATTTGGGTTTTGTAAACCCTTCAGGTTATGACGATACAAATGATTTAAACGAATCTTTTCAATTAATACTAGATAGAAAGGCTAAGGAATTTACTAGAATAAGAAAATAACTTAAAATACTAATTAATAAAACTTATAAAAATGAATAAAATACAAATGTTAACCGTATACGATATAAAAAACAAAGTAGTAGAAGAAAAGCGTTTTTTTACCAGTAAAACAAAAGCTAATAAAAGTAAAGATAATATTACTAAAATATTAATAAACGAAAACAATGTAAGTTTAGACAGGGTTTATTTTTATGACATGTTAGATTTAACCATGATAGACGAACTTTATAATATAAGTTTAACCGAGTTTTATATTGAAAAACAAATTTTAACCTTTAAACGTGCATAACTATGAATTATAAAATACCGAAAAACCTCTTAAGTAAAGGAACAACTAATGCTAAAACAAGTAAAAATGACCAAGATACATACATCTTATATCTTGCACCATACAAACAAAACAGCAAAGGAATCAATATTTGTCCAAAAGCAAGTAAAGGATGTGCTGCAGCTTGTTTGTTTAGTGCTGGTAGAGGTGCATTCTCAAATGTAATAAAAGCCAGACAAAACAAAACTGAATACTATTTAAACGATAAAAAAGCTTTTATTAATCAACTAGCTAGTGAGCTAATTAAAATAGATAAAAAAGCAAGTAAAAATACTAACCAAACTTTAATACGTCTGAATGGCACAAGTGACCTTGATTTCATATTCTTATTAAAAAAGTACGCTGGTTTTGATATATCTAATTATAATAATTTACACTTTTACGACTATACAAAAATACTAGGTAAAGTAAAAAAATATAGCAATGACAAAAACTATACATTAACATTCTCACGTGCTGAAGATAACGAAGAAGATATTTTTAAGGCGGTGCAATATGGTGCAAATGTATCTGCAGTTTTTAATGGTGAATTACCACAAACATACAAAGGTATTCCAGTAATGGACGGAGACAAAACGGATAACGAAATGCTAAAGTACAAAGGTTTTATTTTAGGCTTAAAAGCCAAAGGTAAAGCTAGAACAGACAAAAGCGGTTTTGTAATAAATACAATTTAATATCATGATAAATACCTATAAAATTAATTTAACACTATTACTTAAATTAAGCAATACAAAGAAAGCATTCATACTTTTTAATATAGAAAACAACACTATTAAGGAATACATTTTGACAAATGATTTAACACGTTATCGTTTAAAATATCAAACGTTTAAACTGATAGAAATTATAAAACCTCAAATAAATAAATTAACAATAGAAATATAAAACAATGAGCATTGAAACAAAATTTATAGGATTCCATAGTATAGATAGCTATCAAACATATAGAAATGAAACATATATCGGAGGTATTAACTCAGATGGTGAAGAGGTTACACTAGTATTCACAACCATAGAGCTACTAGAATGGCTAGATATTGACCATATGAAAAAAGAAGCAATTAAACATATAAAACAATTAAATAAATAAGATATGAATGAGCTAATATACGAGGGTTTAAAAATAGAATATAACGGATACACACTAAGTGGATTATATTCTTACACTATAAAAAATACGGGGGATACAATATACCTTTCTGAAACAAAAATAAAACAATTAACAATTAAATAAATAAGAATATGAGTAACAAGAACATTTGCCAAAATTGCGGATATAATAACCCTGTAGATAATTTTATTTGTGAGAATGTGGGTTGTGGTATACCTATGGATATAACTATAAACATAAACGATATCGGACTGCCATACATAGAATTTTAATAAATAAATAACAACATATTAACACAAATTAAGTTACTTTTTTAAGTAGCTTTTTTTATGCAATAATTTTATAATGTACTGAAGTTCAAATGTAGTAGGGTAATGTATGGTAAAACACTCAAATTAAGCTATCTAAGCAACAATTAAACACAAATAATACTAACATACTGGAGATTTATTAGAGTAGCTTAAAAGTAACGTAAATCTGCTTATATGGGAAGTAAGATACCCATTCTAATGAATTCAACGAAATATCATTTCAATAAAAACTGGATATTCAAATCTGAAAAAATAGAAAAAAGTAGTTCTTATAGGCTTGTTTTAGCTTTTTGTAAAGTACTGGTTTGCAATACTTGTCAAATAAAAGTTGTCGCACCTTTTTGAAAACATACGACACTTTTTATTATTAGCTTATTTTCTATGTCTTTCTATTGTTCTTATTGTTACTCCTAGTATGTCTGATATATCTTTATTATTTATATCTGGCTTTAGGTTTAGTATTTCTAATATCTTTTGTTTAGTCTTTATATTAGCTACTCTACTTATTTCTTTTATACGAATATCTATCTCCAGACTTATTCTCATATCTTTTAGATACTTTTTATGTCTTGCTTTATACTCCTTATTCCATCTGTATGTATGGAAATGTATCCATGACATTGGTTTATTATATTCTTTAAAGTTAGATGTGTAGTGTCTAGTCCAATTATTATTTAATTTAGACATCCATACAAACTCATAACCATCGTATATTACTTTATGGTTAGTTATTTCTTTTATTTGTTTAAGGTGTTCTGTACTCCAACTTGTTTTAGACATCTATAGTTATTGTTTCTGCATCATTCTCCGAGTCTCTTATGAGTTTAAGAATGGAATTGTATCCTTCTATCTCGGAGATATAATTTTTCTTCACACATCCTATTATGTGGATTAATTTAAGTCTATACTTATCAGACATTATAGTCCTGTATCTATTTTTTTATCTAGAACTTCTATCATGTGTCTATAGGTGCTTTTTTCTTGTTCTCCTAATACATTTACTCCATTGAAAAGCATTATGTAGTGGTCTTTCTTTTCTGTTTCCATTACTACTATTTTATTCATCTTCTTTTGGTATTAAGGTTTCTAATTGTTTTTCTAGTTCTTCTACTTTTCGGTTAAGCTTACTTGTAGCTACATACATTGCTGTTATAGCACTCTCTATAATCTTAAATCTTTCTTGCGTTGTGTGCTTCTTCTTTATGCTCATAATTATAACTTATTTATTTCTCGCTTTACTTCTTTCCAATACTCACTTGTATATTTGTCTATAGTCTGACGACTGGGTCTTCTCCCTTTTACTGAAGGTAAGCAATATATTAATTTATCTACACAAATCAATGCACATCCTATTGCTTCCTTTTTCTCCATCCTAATATCAGTAATAAAAATTCCGTTATACTGATACTCTATCACTAATTCTTCTGCTTTTTTTTCTGGTGTCATAATTTATTTATTTCTTGTTTTACTTGTAAAAAGTATTGATAAGGGTTATCATATCCATTATACTCTGTTTCAATCATTTGAGCTTGTTGTAGTATTTGTTCTACACATCTTATAGCGCATCTTTTACATTGGTCGTGTTCATCTTGGTCTGTGTATATTATCATATCAAATATGTTATACAATTCCTCTGCTTGTTCTTTTGGTGTCATAATTATATTTCTTCGTTAAAGTTTAGAAATTCTTCCATCATTTCTTCTGGATGTTCTGTATTGGATTTTATTTTTAGTTTAAATAGGTACATCTCTACAGATGTGCAGAACCTATAAAACCTCAATTGATTGTTTTTATTGAAAATAAAGTCATAATCATATTCATCTTCCATATGCTTCTACCATTTATAATTATATTGATTTTCGTTATAATATTTCTTTGTCTTTTCCACCTCTTCAATAAGTAGGTGTTGAAGATAATCAATCATGTAATCAACCTCTTGTTCTGTTGGATTATATTTCTTTTCTCCATCCCATAATACGGTGGTCAATGTTCCGTTTTTAAACGACACATCTATTAGATGACTATCGTTGTCTTGGTAAACCCTCACCTCATTTGGCAAGGGATTTATGAATTGCTCTGAGTTAAAGAACTCTAAAGATATGTTCCTTATTTTTTCAATTAATTTCATAGTTATATTTTAAAATGTTAATTGCTTTACTTGTTCTAATTTGTCTACAGCAACTCTAAGAGACCTTACAGGAATATCTCCGTCTTGATATAAATTCCAAGATTTAATAACTGCGTTATAGACCCATCTCTGTTGCAAGGTATTTCCTTTATTATTGTTAGTTATAATTGTATTTCTAACCCAACAAGCTGCTGAATTTTCGTTAACTACAACACCACATAATAACTTAATGAATCCAGAATAAATGTCTTTATAAAAATCATCATTAATATTATGTATATTATTTCCAGCTATTTTAGTTATTATAAAAGCTAGGAAGCTTGATGAAAATGCCCTTACAGATTGCTTCTTATAAAGAGGCTGAGTTACAGATATTAATGTGTCTAACATTTCATTATTCTTAGAAACATAATCAAGCACAGTTTGATTGCATACGTTACTTCTTTTAGCACCATCCCTAGAGTATCTACCCATGATGATTAACTTAGATATTGATGACTTTAATCCACCATAAGTATAGCCATTTAAGGTTAGTACATCAGCAGCAGACCTATTCTTACCCGTATCTATTGAACTCATAACATTAGAATCTACACCTGTAACTAAAACAGCTTTCCAATTATGATTTGCTTTAATAGTTGCTACAAGTCTATTCTGACCATCTTTAAGCACACCGTCAGAACCTATTATTATAGACTCTCCGTTTTCATGCCACTTATTTGTTTTCATTTTATGCACTAGAGATGATATGTTTTCATTCCCTAATTTTCTATTCTTCACATTTAACACGAGAATGCTTTCAGCTAATTGAGCATTCATTGATACTACTTTGACATCCATTTTGTTTGTAATTAATTTCATTTTGTTTGTTGTTTATATTAATAATTTATTTACTCTTCAAATCTATTGATTATTTTTTACACTACCAAATTTATATTTGTTTTTTTAGTTTAAGGGTTAAATAACGTTAATACCATTGAAGAAAAGAATAAGGTTAGGTATATTGCAGACAATATCATAAGTATTATAAATAATAATCCTAAGCATTGCTTTATAAATCTAATCATTTTGATATTTGTGTTTTAATAATATGTAGAATTTATCATTGTCAGTTAATTTAAGCTTTAGCAAGTCTTGCTTAGCTTGTTCCCTTCTGTTGCTTACTGGTAGTTTGTCTATAAGCTGCTGAATCTTTTGTATTAGTTTCTTTTTGTACATATCTTATAATTTATTCACATTCGTAATATTCATAATATTCTTTAGTTTCTAGGTCAAATACAACCCAAGCATCACAGTCTTCTGGAACACATGAGTATGATAATAGTATCGCTGTTAGTAATAGTAGTTTTTTCATAATTTATAGTTTTTGTTTTAACTTCTCTAAATATAATGTAGCATCCATTAACTCTTCTTGTAGATGCTGTAGCCAATCTAGGGTGCTTAAATCATCTCTGTCCATTGTTTTGTTGTATTTCTTTATACCAACATCTGAACGCTTCTTATAGGATTGTATTACTGATTTAACTATACTATCCTCTTGTTCTTGCATTTCTGCTATCTTTTCTCTTGTATTCATAATATTTATTGTTAATAATTAATACTTAATTCACTTTATTTAAAGCAAATATAGTTTTATTTTATCAATTACACTAATAAAAGACAAAAAATATAAAATACGTTATAAGATTATGAGTAAAATAGAGATTGACATTAACATACCCAACGAATTAAGTGGCATAAGCGTAAGTCAGTACCAGAAATACGTTCAGTTATGGCAGGATAACAAAGATGTAGATGATTATGAGTTTATAAACAAAAAGACTTTGGAGATATTCTGTGGACTAGACTTACATGAGTCATACAACATACCTATAAACACTTTTGACAACATATTAAAACACATAAACGAGTGCTTTGAAGAGGAAAAACCACTTATCAAGAGATTTGATATGACTGATAAGGATGGAGTAACTGTTGAGTTCGGTTTTGAGCCATCATTAGATAAGATAAGCTACGGAGCGTTTAAGGATGCAGAAACTTACATTAGAGATGCAAAAGACCTTCATAAGTTAATGGCGGTACTCTATAGACCTGTGATAAAAGACATAAGCAACAAATACCATTACAGAATTGCCGAATACAAGGGTAGTGATGATTTCTCAGAGGTTATGAAAGACGCACCTGTTAATGTAGCATTAGGAATGCAGGTTTTTTTTTATCGTTTAGGGACAAAATTGTCGAAATATACAATGGACTCTTTAGTGGAGCAGGCGAAGCTAACGACCAACAAGGAAGGAAAGCAGCTTTTGGAAGAAAATGGGGAGATTATCAATCGTTTTTATGCCTCGCACAAGACGATGTACGAAGACTTGATGAAGTCTCAAAGCTTCCACTACACCAATGTATGATGTATTTAGAATATGTACAAGACAAATCTAAATTAGAAGCTAGATTATTAAAAGATATACAAAATAACAATAGATAATGGCACAGAATCAAGTTTACAACGTATTAGACAAGCTAAAATTACAAGCATTACAACACCCGCAATGTAATACTGTTACTACAGGTAATTTATCTGACGTTGACTTATCAAAAACAACTATATTTCCCTTAACACACCTTGTTGTAGATAGAACAACCATAGGTCAAAGAACAATAACAATGAGTTTAAATGTTATTTGTATGGATATAGTTGATATAAGTAAGGATAAAGCTGCTAATAACTTCTATGGTAACGACAACTCTCAAGATGTCTTAAATAGCCAATTAAATGTCTTAAACAACCTTTTTATGCAATTAAAAAGAGGTGATTTATGGGACATAAGGCTAACAACAGGAGATAGTATAGATGCTTCTCCTTTTATGGAAAAATACGAGAATATGTTAGCAGGTTGGGAAGGCTCTATACAGATAGAAATGCCTAATGAAATATCTATTTGTTAATGGAAAAAAGTAATCTTGTAGATAAGTTAAATAAGATATCTGAAGAGTTTAAGGTAAGGCTTCAGAGGACTGCTAGGATTGACAAAACCCTTGCTACAGGTAAGTTTGCTAATTCTTTTAACGTTAAAGTAGATAATAATTCTATAGAGATAACATCTAATGTAGGCTACGCAGGTGCAGTAGTAGATGGGGCGTCTCCAGCAAAAAGTAGTGTTGGGTGGGAAGCTAAGAAAAGAAGCATAGAGTCTTGGATAAAAGCTAAAGGTATTAGACCTTACAGAAAGCTAAAGAGTGGTTATAAGTTTGCAAAGACATCAACACTAAAAAATAGTGCTTACAAAAGTGCTGTTTTCGCTATAATGCAAAGTACTTCTCAAAGAGGTACTATAAAAAGATTTGGATATAAGGGTAGTAATCTTTTTGAGAGAGTTTACAAGGAGATTGAAACTAAAATAGGGGTAGACATAACGGAAGCATACGCTGAAGACATAAGAACTGAATTAAGAAAAATAATAAATATAAACAATGAGCAAAATATTAGCTAGAAGTCCTTTTTGGATAAACGCAACAGAAACAAACTTAATATCTGCTTCTATAGAGCTATGGATTTATCAAGGAACTGCAGTAACAGATAGACCTGCTGCTTCAAATTACACCATTCAATCTAGTGTAACAGATACTCCTAATAATGTTTATTGGGATATTTCTGATTTAGTAAAAGACTTTATTGACACTAAATACACAGGAACATCTAGCGATAATGGTGTTGTATGGGTTGATTATAAGATAACAAAAGTAACCACGTCTACAATATACGTAGGAACTATACAAACAGGATATTATGCTGTCTATGGCTATTCTTATTACGAAGATGGATATAATTACTATCCTGTAGATGGATGCCTTATAGACAATAATTTAATATACAATCTTAATGGTAGTGAGGTTCTTATTCCTTTAGATTATAGGCGTTTTAGTGAAGTTACATTTCTTAGTGGAGCTACAACATTACTTAATGTGTTGAACTCAACTCCTGCATCAAATGTTGAGAGTGCTAGTATAGTATCTTCTTTAGGGGCAGGTTTAAGTAATGTTACAGAGGTTAGAGTTTCTTCACATAATGATGTTAACATAACTACGAATCCTAACTTCACAACAGATACTGGGTGGGTAAAAGAAACATCTGATTGGACTATTAATAGTGGGGCAAGTTTCTTAGGTTCTAGCGATTTGGCTATAGATAGATTATATCAATTAAAAACAGTAATAGGAGATAGTCTTGCTGTTAGTTTTGATATAACAAACTTTACCGGCACAGGCACTGCGAGTATGAGATACCCTTTCTCTGTGGCTATTACAGGTAACGGAACTTATACGGCTAATGGGGTTGCGACTGAAGAAAATAGAATACAATTTCAAGCACAAGCTAATGATTTAGCAGACCCTTTAGGTTTTACTCTAGATAATGTAGTTGTAGCTAAAACAGTCCCAAGCAGAATTATAAAGGTTGAGGATATAGAGGAGTGTAAATACACGCCTTACAAGATTATATTTAGAAACAAAAATGGGGCAAAGCAAGACTTATGGTTCTTCAAATCGTCTAGATTGTCTATGGAAATAGAAAGAGATGAATATAAGTCAAATACAATATCGGACTACAGGAATAACATAATATCTTCTCATGGTAACCGTACTTTCTATACATCAGCTAAAGAAACTATGACTATAAATAGTGGTTTTGTTCCAGAGGAATTTAACGAAATATTTAGACAATTAATGTTAAGTGAGCAGGTGTGGATAGACTACAATAGCAAGATACTACCAATAAACATCTCAAACAACACGATAGATTATAAGACTAGTCTAAATAATAAGCTAATAAATTACACGATAGATATAGAGTTTTCTTTCAATAAAATAAACAATATTAGGTAGATGAAGAATTTAGAGCTTTACATAAAGAATGATAGTGGAGTAGATGAAAGAGTTGATTTATTTGACTTTGAGGCTGTAAATCTTAGTCAAGTGATAAAGGATGTCAAGGATATTGGAAAGATATTTACCGACTATTCTCAATCATTCAAAGTTCCTGCTTCTGCAAATAATAACAGAATATTTCAGCATTATTACAACTTTAACATACAAGATGGTTATGATGGTAGAATGAAAAGAGATGCTGTTATAAAAATAGCAGGAGCTGACTTTAGGTTTGGTAAAATAAGGCTTGATGATGTTGATATGAGGATAAACCAGCCATTTTCTTATAAAATAGTTTTTTTCGGTTCTTCTGTAGCTCTTACAGATATACTAGGAAAGGATGAATTATCAGACTTGGATTACTTAAATAGATTTAATCACGATTACAACCAAAACACAGTAAAGAATGGACTTATAACAGGTTTAGAGTATGACGATACAACTGAGTCTATGATTACTGGAAGTAACGCTGATATTTTATATCCATTTATATCCTGCTATTCTCAGTATTATTATAGTTCAAATGCTAGTGATAACGGAAATAGTACTTTTGACCCTCCTAGCAGAAATTTACATAGACAAGGTAGTTCAACTACTAACGGAATAGAACATACGGATTTAAAACCATCTATAAAAATAAGGCACATAATAAATGCAATAGAGGCTAAATACAATGGATTGTTTTTTGATAAGACTTACTTTGATTCAGCTCCTTTTAATGAACTTTATATGCTTCTGCATAGAGATAAGGGTGCTATAACTGATTCCATAGCTGCTGAGTCTGTATTTACTCAAGAAGACTTTGGTGTAAATTTAGATATAAGTCAAATTACCACAGGTCTAGAGCCTATTAATTCAATAGAAACTAGTTATGTTGTCAAGTTCATAATAACTCCAATTACAGGTACTGGACCATACGACATTAGAATAGTAGATACTTTATCTGGAAATATATTAGAGTCTGCTAATGGATTGGATGGTAATGGGGAGGTAATAGTTGGTTTTGATGTTCTATCTTCTGTGGAATTGAGAAATTGGAATTTAAACTTTTTTATAACAACTCAAGATGGAAGTACATTAGCCACATACAATGCTAATTTGAGTATAATTAAAAGAGAAAGGCAATTATCTGGTAATATTGTTTTAAGCTCAACTTTCACTAATTATCCAAGCGACTCTACTCAATATTCAAGTCCTAACTCACCAGAGACTATGGCTTCTAAGGTTATTTTAGCAAATCAAATACCTAAGATGAAGGTTATAGATTTCCTACAATCTATATTTAAGATGTTTAACCTAACAGCTTACTTTGAAAGAGACACTTCTTTGCCACAAGACACTAAAATAATAGTAAAGTCGTTAAATGAGTATTATAGTACAGGAAAAACTATAGATGTTTCTAAATACATAAATATATCTAGTGGAACAATATCTAGACCTCCAACATATTCAGAAATAAACTTTAAGTATAGTAAGCCTAGTACCTTTGGTATTATTAATCAAAATACATTATTAAATGATGAATTTGGAGATTTAACTAGAAATAATAGAGATTTATCTGTTTTCTTTAACGATGGAGGAAAATATGATATAAAGTTAGGCTTTGAACATATGCTTTTTGAGAGATTCTCAGATGAAAATAACTTAACAATAAGAACTCCAATACAAACAGGGTGGTTAGTTGATGATAATGAAAAGCCTGTAAAAACCAAACCTATAATACATTATGCTGTGCCTACAACAGTAGATGATTCTGCATTTCCATTTGCATTTACAGGAAGCGGACAATCAAATATAACGACTTACTTTAGACCTAGCAATGTTAGTGAAGATGGTCTACAAACCATAAACTTTAATGAAGAAAATGATGAGTTTACAGGTTTAGAAAATAAAAATAGTCTGTATCAAGTATTTTACTCAACGTACATACAAAAAGCATTTAGTAAGTTTTCTAGACTTGTAAAGTTAGAAGCTAAATTACCTTTAAATATACTATTAAACTATGAGTTGAACGATGTGTTTAGGGTAAACAGTCTAGACTATAATATAAATAAGATTCAAACGAACTTGCTAACAGGTAAGTCTGTATTAGAGCTTATTAATGGTAATTTTGCAGACTCTACTAGACCAAGTCCACCTACAGATGTAACGTCTACAGGAACTACATCTACAACTATAGATATAACGTGGACTATACCTGCTGGAGGGGTGATAGCCACCAACTATAGGGTTTATATTGATGGAACAGAAGCTAATTACGGAAGTATAACTTATACAGGAGGTAATCCAGATACACCTACTGCTACCCTTAGAAATTTAGTAGATGGTCAGTCGTACACCGTAGAGGTAACTTCTTTGTCTCAAGATGGGGTTGAATCTTATAAATCAGCACCATTAGTAACATCAACAACACTAAATGGAAGTACTCCTTCAGACCCTACGAACCTAATATTAGTATCTAAAACATCTACATCTATAAATGTTTCATGGACTGCTTCAGTATTCGGAACACCTACAGGTAATAATGGTTACTCTATTTATTTAGACGGTGTCTTTTTAACTAATGTAACAACAAATAGTCATAGTATTACAGGACTATCGAGTAGTACTTCTCATGATATAAAAGTAAAAGCGTTTGATTCAGCAGCACCTTCAGATTCTGGATTTAGCAATACGCTAACTGTTGTTACTAATAATGCTTTAGACTTAGAGCCGCCATCAATACCTCAAGACTTAGAAACCATATCTAAAACAAGTAGTAGTATCTTATTTGGATGGTCAGCTTCTACAGACAATATTGGTGTTGCAGGATATAAAGTTTATGTGGATGGTGCATATTTAGCATCAACAACAAATACAAGTTACAGCGTTACAGGGTTATCAAGTGCTACTTCATACAACTTAAATGTACTAGCATATGATGCTAATGATAATGAAAGTGCATTAAGTGTAACCCTTAAAGAAACAACAAATTAATATGTTAAAAGATATAATAGATTTATTGAATGAAGATGATTGGCTAATATCTGACGAGGATGTATTAATAGCTAAAGGTAAATATCAATCCACTACAAACTGGAAAGAATTTAAGTACAACCTAAAACAAAGAAGATTATAAAATGGCTGATTCCGATAAAGTAATATTGCTTAAAATAGAAGTCGCACAAGCACAAGCTAATGCTAATGTAAAAAAATTAGAGGCTAGTTTAAATAAACTAGATGGTAGGACTAAGGAATATACATTAACCTTAAAGAAACTTCAACTAGAGAGAACTAAATTAGCTGATTTAAGGAAGAGAAATTCTAAATCTATATCAAACTATGCTAATGAATTAGGTAATGCTAATAAACAAACAGGAGCTGCGACATCTGCTACTTTAGAATTTGGTAGGGTATTATCTGATGCTCCTTACGGAATAAGAGGTGTTGCCAACAACTTACAACAACTAGCATCTAACCTATTCTTTATGTCTAAGGGTGTTGATAATGCAACAGGAAAAACTTTAGGTTTTGGAGGAGCTATAGGTACTCTTGGAAAATCCCTTCTTGGTCCAGCTGGTATATTAGTTGCTTTTCAAGGAATTACAGCAGCTTTGGATTTCTTTTTCGGAGCAGCTACGAAGGCTGAATCTAGTGCTTCTGACTTTGAATCATCACTAACTAGCTTAAGGAGAGCGCTGGATGACTTAGGGGTATCTCAAGAAGATATAAACCAAAAGATAGAAGATTACATAATATTACAAGACCTTAAAAAGAAATTAGACAAGTCTCAAGAAGAGTCTACTGAAAGGCTTTTAGAAATAGAAGAAGAACTTATCAGTTTAAGGGAGGATAATGCTAAAAAGCAGAAGAAGTTATTGTTAGATATGACAGTAGCAGAGTATGAAGCTTTAAGTGACGAGGAAAAAGCAGCTCACAGAAGAGAAACATTATCTGTAAATTTTGATAAAAGATTTAAACAATTAAAGAAAAATATAAAAGAAGAGTCGGAGCTAGAAAAGGAAAAAAGAGATATAACAAAAGGTTCTTTAGAAATACAAAAAGAATACAACAAATCTAAGAAATTATTTAATGCTGCTGACGAAGATTCCCTTAAAGGACTTAAAAACTCCAAGAAAGAAAAGGAAGCAGAAAGAGAATTACTGTCTAAGACTTCACAGGAATATAAGAAACTTACAATAGTAATAGACGAGTATCAGAAAAAGATAGAAGCGATTGAGGGTAAGAAGGCTAAAGGTAGTGGTAAAAAATTATCCCCATTTAAAAACCTTAAAGACTTTGATGAGGATGCTGAAGACTACTTAGAACAAATAAGAAGTTTAGCTAAAAAAACAGAATTGTTAAATGCAAAAACTCAAGTAGAAAAGATAGAGATAGAGAGAAAACATCATATTCAGAACCTAAAAATAAAGCATGAAGAAGACAAGGAGGAGTTTACTCAAGAATCCGAAGCATACAAGGCTAAACTTAAATTGTTTTTAGACTATCAAGTCAAGACTGGAAAAATGAGCCAAGGACAGGCTAATCAAGAATTATCGGATTTTAACATTAACATATCCAAGCAATTAGATACGATGGATGAGAATTTTCCAACACTTCTAATAAGATGGCAGAATTACTACACTAAGAAAGCAGAGGCAGCTAAGATTAGCGAAATAGGGACAATGAAGCCTTTAAAAGATGAAATTGAGGCTGAGTTTACTTTAGAAGATGGACTTAGGAAGTATATGGAACTTCAGTCCTCTATGACTAGCTTTTTAAGTGGCGAATACGACAGACAACTAACGATAGAGCAAAACAAAACAAATGCTTTAAATAACGAGCTTAACGAAAGATTGTTGAATGAAAACTTATCTAAAGATGAAAGAGAAAGAATACAGTTACAAATAGGTAGGAATGATGAAAAATTAAGGAAAACACAAGAGGCTATAGAGAAGAAAAGGTTTAAGTTAAATAAAGCAGCCAATATAGCTAATGCAACTATAAATACATATTTAGGTGCTACTCAAGTATTATCTTCTAAAACAATACCAGATGTAGCAAAACCTTTCGTTATGGCAGCAACTATAGCTAGTGGTTTAATGCAAGTAGCAGCTATAGCTAGACAAAAGTTTCAATCTTCAGCAGGTAGTGGAGGTTCTATAGGAGCAGGTGCAGGTGGAGCAGGTAGTGGTGGAGAAGGTAGAGAATTTAACTTCAATCTAGCAGGAAGCACACAGTCAAATCAATTAACACAATCAATAGCTAGTCAGTTAAACCAACCAATACAAGCGTATGTTGTTTCTTCTGACATAACGAGCCAACAACAATTAGACTTAAACATTTCTAACACAGCAACAATAGGTTAAAATAAAAATTATGGAAGAATTAGATATTATAGAATTAATAATAGACGAAAACAACTTAGAGGATGGCATAGAGGCTATATCGCTAGTAGAGAGTCCTGCTATCGAAGAGAATTTCGTAGCATTAAGTCAGCATAAAGTAGAGTTCAAGTCTGTAGATGAGGACAAAAGAATAGTAGTTGGATTAGCTTTAGTTCCAGATAGAGAGATATTTAGAAAAAGTGGAGATTACTCTTATAAGATAATGTTCTCTAAAGAGACTGTTAAAAAAGCATCAGAGCTTTACCTTAAAAGACTAAAAAACAACAACGCAACTCTAGAACACGAATTAAGTGTAAAAGGAGTGTCTCTAATAGAGTCTTGGATAGTAGAAGACCCTAACATGGATAAAAGCAATTTATACAACCTAGATGCTCCAGAGGGTGCTTGGGCGGTAGTTATGAAGATTGATAATGATGAGATATGGGAAGATGTAAAGCTAGGTAAATATCTAGGATTTAGTATTGAGGGTTTCTTTAGTAAAAAGGAGGAGAAATTAATGGAGTATCCTCACACAATGTATGACCCTAAGACTGGTGAAAGCATTGAAATAACAACTAAAGAAGAACATGAGGAATACACTAAGAAAGGTTGGGTACATAGTAGTGTATCCCTGTCTGACGAAAACGAAGAGGCTTTAGATACGTTAAATAAATTACTAAACAAACTAAAAGATGAATAGAAGAGAAAAAGAAGAATGGAGTAGAACTTCTCCAAAGAATAAAAGAAGAGGCTGTCTATGCAAGGACGGAAATAGATACAGTAGAGAGTGTTGTAATGGTAAGATGATTAATCAAGGTATAGGTAATATTTAATCAAAAATACAACAATATTTACTTTACTAGTTATTAGTGTTATAGAGTTAATAATAATTAAACTTAATTTATGAAAAGTCCAAAAGAAATTGTAGATGCCTTTAAAAGCATTTTACTTTCTTCTGAAGAAATAATTAAACAGCCTGTAGAAGAGGTTGTTGAGTTAGCTGAAGAAGAAGTTATTGAAGAAGCTCCTGTAGTTGAAGAAGAAGTTATTTCTGAAGATTCAAACATTGAATCATTAAACAAGAAGTACGAATCTTTATACGAAGAGTTAACTTCATTAAGAGCTTCTGTTAAGCAGATGATGGAAATCGTATCTCCTACAGAAGAAAAAGACGTTCCTGCTGAATTATCAAAGCAAGAAGTATTAGTTGAGGAAGTAACTGAACTATCTGTTGAGTCAGAAGAAATAGTACATTCCCCAGAAGCTCAAGTAGAGCAAAAGAAACAACACCTTTATTCACAGAGTAGACCAAAAACCGTAAAACACTCAATTTATAACAAATTATTTAATAAATAAAAAATGGCAACAACAACTTCAATTACAACAACTTATGCAGGAGAAAAAGCAGCAGGGTATATCTCAGCAGCATTATTATCTGCAAATACTATCGAGAACGGTGGTATTACTGTTAAACCTAATGTAAAGTTCAAGCAAGTAATCAAAAGACTTTCTACCACAGACTTAATCGCTGATGGAAGTTGTGATTTCGCTGCAACTGATACTGTTACTTTAGACGAGAAAATTTTACAACCAGAAGAATTCCAAGTTAACTTAAACTTGTGTAAGACTGACTTTAGAGACGATTGGGATGCAATATCTATGGGATATTCTGCATTTGACAATCTACCTCCATCTTTCCAAGAGTTTTTAATCGCTGAGATTATCGCTAAGATAGCTGAGAAGAATGATAGCAATATCTGGATGGGTGCTACGGCAGTTGCTGGACAATTTGATGGATTAGTCGCTTTAGCTACTGCTGATGCAACTGTTATTGATGTAGCAGGAGTCTCTACTGGTGCTGGTGGTGTAACTTCTGCTAACGTAATAGCTGAATTAGGTAAAGTAACAGACGCTATGCCTGATGCATTATATGGAAAGCCAGATGTAAAATTATACGTTGCACAGAATGTGTATAAAGCTTATGTAAGAGCTTTAGGTGGATTTGGTGCTGCTGGACTTGGTGCTAATGGTTACGAAGGTAAAGGAAACAATCAAAGCATCTCTGGATTGATGTTTGATGGAGTTCAGATTTTCTTAGCTCAAGGATTAGACCCTAACTATATGTATTTAGCTGAAACATCTAACATTTTCTTTGGAACTGGACTTTTATCAGACTATAATGAAGTTAAAGTATTAGATATGAGCGACTTAGACGGAAGTCAGAATGTACGTTTCGTAATGAGATTTACAGCTGGTGTACAACATGGATTTGGTTCAGATATCGTTCTTTACACTCCAGTTGCATAATTAAATTAATTATTAATAATAATCCCTCTTCTTAATTGAGGAGGGAATATTTAAAACCCAATATAAAAATGGCTTGTGATTTAACATTAGGAAGAAAAGAAGTATGTAAGGATTCGGTTGGAGGTATAAAAGCCATCTACTTTTCGAATTTTGCAGATACTACTCCTGCTAGTTACGAATTTGATTCTATTAATACAGACGCTATTGAGTCTGTAACAGGAACACCAAATGCTTTCAAGTATGAAGTAAGAGATGCTTCTTCTTTCACGCAAAATATTCAGACTAGTGCTGATACAGGAACTACTGCTTTTGAGCAGGTAATAGAATTAACATTAAAAAAGTTAACTATTACAGACAATAAGGAATTAAAATTAATTTCTTATGGTAGACCAAGAGTTATTATTGAAGACCAAAATGGAAACTTCTTTTTAGCTGGATTTGAAAATGGTTGTCAAGTAACCGCTGGTACTATCGTAACAGGACAAGCAATGAATGACCTTAGTGGTTATACATTAACTTTAACTGGAATGGAAAAG